CTGGGTGAAATGGCCGGTGGAATCTGCAGCAAAAACGCCGGTGCATGTGTGTAGCAGTAGACGTTAAAGTCTTCACCAGCGGCAGTCATAATGTCCACCGTCGCGGCAGACATTGAACCGGTCCCCGACGATATCGTAAGCGGGAAGGTAACCTCGGCGTTGCGCTTCCCAGACTCTTCAACGGCAGCGTCATAATAAAACCCCTCTCGGGGGTTAAAAGCCCGCAAGCAAGACACGAACGGAAACTCCACATCCAAAGTAGCTTGCGCCCCTGACTTGTTGCTGGCTCCGTCACCGATCTGTCCACCGCGGTCGAAGCGGCGCCACAAAGCTGCCTCACGCCCACGGTCGCTGCCCGCAGAAGCAGCGGGATTAATACGGAGCCCAGGCAAAAAGGTCAGGCGGTTGATGACGCGGTCGCTGTAGCGGGAAATAGCGGCGCCGGAAGTCGCGCACCCCCCCGCACCAGTGGGGCTCCCCGCCGAATTGGCAACCACAACTTTCCAACGGATAGAACCGCAGGCCAACGAAAAGGCCTTGGAAATATACGTATGGAAGCCCAGAGAAGTATAGTTGATGGGCTCACCACTAGGTGTCAAATCCAACCCCTGGTTCGGGTCCATGGAATATCCTGGAACAGGAAGCCAAATAGGCAACCGCAGCGCGACTAGCGCTGTTGTGATACCCGTCCAACCTTGTGCAGTGACCATAGGAGCGTAAACATTGCGTTCATACTCCCCAGTGTAACGCTTCACCAACTGACGTAAAGAGGCTATAGCATCCCCGCCCGTAACATCATACGACTGGGGCGTATAGGGCTGAGCCGCATCGTCTGTCGACAGCGGCGTATACAAGCCGCTAGATGACCGCAGAGCGTACAAGTCGGGGTCGAAAAGCACCAGATCCTTGGCGCACACCTCCACTATGACCACAACAGGCGAATTGTCCACCAAAGCAGTGAGAGGACTCAGAACCTCGCAAACGATGATGCCATTAGTGTAATTGGTGGTAACCTGGTTCACTATAGCATCAAAATCGGCAGGCGCGCTTGAATATCCAGCTATGACGGGCGTAGAACGCGCTGCCATGTCCCGCACATTCTGCCAGGGGACATCCACCACAACGGATGTGGAGGTGGCAAGGTCCAAAATGACCGAATTGGTCAAGTTAATAGGCCCATTAGGGTTGAGGGCGCGCACCTCGGTATAGGGATCGTAGTAGATACGCAACCGACCCTTGTGGTAGGGAGAACCCACCACGGTGAACTTATAGCTCATCGTGCACCGCCAATACCGAGCAGTCAGAGCCGCAAACGCGCAGGGGGTCAAGCAAACATGCTCAACCGGACTGTACCCAAGTGGGGCTGAGGACGTGGGAGCCTTAGTATACCAACTAACGCTGGTCAAGATGGGCGTCACCAAAGAGCCAAAGACGAACCCACCCATGTACTGCTGTTGCGTCCATTCGGACGCACAAACAAAGCACGTGCGGGCGGCTATATTGGACAACAGTAGCTCATCGGTGCCCCCAACTCCCAACTCCTGCCCACCAAGCGTACCCTCTGCAGAAGCACTAAGAGATAACGGCGTGGCGGTGTCGGGAGAGTCATAGTTGGCCAAGTTATAGGGTATAGCCCTATAGCTCTCCGGGGGGTCATGCGTGAGCGGACGCGAAAAGCCAAGCATCGCTGCGGCAGACAACACACGAGGAGTCCATTCATTGGCCAACGCAGTAGCCTTCGCGGCCGCGCGCAAAGTGCGCCTCACTATATTGGCCGCCTGCTCTAGGGTATACCCCTGGGGAATAGCGGTTGGCACGTCCACGACTACGTTCTCCATATGGCCATACACCTCGATGATGACCGGGTTGTTGCCGTTATTGGCATGCCGCAGTGGAGCAAACGACAACGTCAGCAACGTGCCCAAGCGGTCGAAGTCCGCATAGTTGGTAGAAGCCTTCCACGCTCCCAGCTCAATACCCGGTTTTTGGCTAGCGTACGGGATGCGCAGCTCAATGCTATTGTCGTAACACGGGTTGATGTACGCGCCCATGAACTGCGACGCAACCATCTTGTAGTTTTGCGTGGACGCGCTAGCATTGCTAGCCACGGCGAAGTTGAACGTAGGATCACTGTCGTCCAGCAAACCAGGATGGGGGCGATAACAAACGCGGAGCATACCGTAATGCATAGGCGTGCCGTTAACGACAAACTGCAACACCATATCACCACGCAACCGGGAATAATACGACAACCGGGGAGCTATAGTCGCATGGGTTATAAAAGCCCTCCATGGGTTGTGCGTGCCAAAGTGACCCGTTCCAACCGCCCACGTAGTCTGCCACAAAAGAACAGGTCGCTTCAAAAAAGCAGCCATGTCGCTAGCATCGTGCACATTGCCCATGGCACCCGTGCTGAAAGAACCTGCAACCTCAGCACCATCCACGTGAAAGAAAGAGTTGAGCGCGTCTTGGGCCGTAGGGTCGACCTCTAAAGCGACAGACCGCTTCGTGGCATTATCAGTAACGTGTGTAGTAGAGTCCATTGCGAATATTAAAGTAGCTAGAGCCACCCGAACTGGCAAAAAACCAGCGTTGTTTATATCATTTTACAGCATCAACAAACATCAACAAAACAAAAACAACATTTTTATGATTTTATGGGTTCTAACTTAAAACAATACCTGTCACTACTGGCGAGCACACTGGTACTCGCCCTCAGCGCAGTCGACCACGTACTCTGGCGTGCAGTCGCGACTAGAGGCGAGCACATCGGCATACGCGGGGAGCAC